GAGAAATACTCAGGGCAAGGAAAGCAATCATTTCCAGACAAAAGAGACTTAACGCATGGGCCACGAGGGTGATCACTTACGCCTACTCGTTTGCCAACAAGCAAGGCGCATTGCCAGACTTAGAAAATCCTTTCGCATGGGAGTTCACACGCCCGCCCAGACTTTCCGTCGATGATGGCAGAGAGTCCAAGATGATGATGGAGGGATTCAGACTAGGCAAGGAAAACATGTCCGACTTACTAGAAGCCGAGGGTAGAACCTACGACGACCACTTAAACAACCGCGCAATGGAGGCTGTAAAGCGTAAACTAAAGATTGCACAAATCCAAGACGAGTTCGGTGTTCAGATCGACGAGCGAGAACTAGTCATGTTCACGCCTAACGATCAAGCGCCAACGGCAGAGCTAAACAATCAAGAAGAATAAACAACATAAAAAAATGAACAAGATTCAACACAAGTCCCAGTTCTGGGCAATCAGTAGCGAGGGAATGAACAAGGTAATTTCAAGCAGTTTCCCCGCAGAGATGAAGGAGGCGATTGCTAGCGTTGGCGCTCAAGGCGACGACAAGAAAGAGATCCTGCGCGACATGCTCTCTGTCTACATGACGCAACGCCAGAAGATGACAACTGACGAGGGCATCGCTGAGGTGCATCTACACGGTCCAATGTTATCTGATGCATCACCTATCGATCTAGCCATGGGTTCTACCTCATACGAAGAAATCAGAGAGGACATAGAAGCCGCCAATATGGACGAGGATGTTAAGGCAATACTATTAAGGGTCAACACTCCAGGAGGCACAGTCTCAGGCATAGAAGAAACATATGAAGTTATTAAGTCATCGAGCAAGCCTGTTTTTGCATATAATGAAGGATATGCTACATCTGCGGGCTATTACCTAATAGCGCCAGCGGAAAGCATCGCCGCTTCTCCGTCAAGCATGACGGGCAACATTGGAACGGTTTTGGACATGTGGGATTTTAGCGGCGTGTATGAGAACATGGGGGCGAAGAGAACATTGATGACCAATGAAGGCGCAGACCTTAAAGGCACAATGCGAACAGAACCGACCGACTCACAACGCGAGTTTTTACAGAACCAGCTTAACGACATGGGCGACCAATTCCACGCCAGAGTGGTTGAGTCGAGACCAGAAGTCGACGAGGAGGTGTATCGCGCCGGGTGGTATCAACCAGACGCCGCCGCCGCACTTGGTCTAATTGATTTTAAAGGAACTCTTAAAGAGTATAAAGGCATGATTAAATCAGCAATTGACATTCGGACACAATAGAAACTTATATTAACCATAAACTTACATAAAAACATGGAAGCACTAAAAACAAACAAAGCACTCAAGGCGCAGATCGAAGACATGAAAATCGAGCGTGAGGAGGCTAACAACACGCTGGAGAACATCCAAGGTCAACTAGACGCGGCTAACGCCCAACTAGTAGAAAAAGATGAGGCGATCGCAACTCTTACAGCACAAAAAGAAGATGCAGTCGAGGCGCAAGAGAACACCGCCGCACAGCTCCAAGAAGTCAGTGCAGACCTTGAGAAAACACAGGAGGATCTTGTGGAATCTGAGGAATCAACAAACGCCAAAGCGGTAGAGCTCGCAGCATCTGCGGGACACCAAGCCAAAGTCGTTCTTGAGGACAACACT